TGGTTGCGCTACCTGTTACTTTGATGCTATTAGAACCATAAACTTTATTAGATGTATCTAGCGACAAGGTTGATTGGTACCCTGTCCACTTACTCACATCCTCACAATTCCCATCACGCCCAAGAAGATTGATGAGCGTTCGACCTTTGATGCTGAGGACGTTGAAAGGTACGGTAGACGCTCCGTTTGGGTTGGTGGTGACTAGGTTTTGACCACGGGATAGAGTGACGTTGGTTGCGTTCTGAGATGATAATTTAGATTCATGCTCATTTATAGCCCCTACAACACTAGATTTTGTCTGGGTTTGTAAAGTCGATAAATCACCAATTTTACTGACATTTTCGTTAATCGCAGGAACAACGGTCTTAGCAGTCGTTGTTAAACTAGCAGGATTCCCGATTTTCGTATCGAGTGTATCCCAGTTGTCGTTCATCATCGTTTTTATGTCAAACGTCTGCGCTCCGTCTGTTGTCGGATCTTTTTTATATAAACCGAGATTCGGTGTATTACTTGCCATAATTCAACCTCCTTATAACGGTTGGAACGGAGCAAAGTCCGTTAATAAATGTGACTGCATTTGATTTAGCGTCATCACTTGATGAATGTCTTGAATCAGTAAGTACTTAAGTCTGAACGTTATTCCTAAATGTGCCGGTATTATCTCGCGTAAAGAATCCTGCGCATCTTGGAAGTTAGGCGGAACTCCTAACTTACTTGTAAACGTAATGATTACTTCATAATTCGAATTGTTCTCCGTTACATCAACGTCACCATTCGTATAAGCGTCAGCAACCGATTTAATCAGCGTAATTGTTACCGTACCAATACCTCGTACTTTCGACTTAACAACGCTTGCCCGCTGATCTAACGGCTTGGTTACATCCGTTGTGATACCGCAAATCTTCTCCCACCGAGCAAGCCCGTCACTATCTGCCGTATCGATAAAAAACTGGTTAAGTACGCTGGTTATCTCGGTATTCAGTCCCGTAAATTCAAAAGACTCCCGATCGAGGATATTACCTACGATGCGAGAGTCCGAGTAATAGCGAGGTAAATAGTCGCCCATCGATTGTCTAATGTCGCGTGTCATCTACGTTAATGTCACCGTCCCTAGAACAGCAACCGAGCCGTCAGTGATAGATACGTTACCTGTTCCACTATTGACCGTTAATCCGCTGTAATCGAGTACGCTTGCTGCGTCGAGTATAATCTTACCGATTTCGTTAATTCTGACGACAGGATCAACGAAGGCCAGCGTCTTAAGATAATCCGTAACTCCTGCGCTGATTTCCGTCTGTGCATCTGTAAGAGTCTTTCCGCTTACTATCGTCAACGTTGCGCTAACATTAATCGCAACCTCTGGCGCACCGATTACCGTTACAGTCGCTCCAATTGGACGAACCGATTCGATGTAAGCGGCGACGTCAGTTATGACCGAAGCTAATGGCGCTCTTTTATCCGTACTAAGTAAATCGACTTTAACGGTTCCGTTTCCGTTCCATATCGGATACACTTTAACGTCGCCTACTCCTGGACGAGATAAAGCCCATGAACGATAGTCACCGATGTTTCCGCTCGTTTGCGGAGTTCTTACACGGTCATAGTATCGCTGTAGTAATGCGGAATCTGATTCTGTATCCGCGCCTCCTGTGAAGTTTGCGCTATTCGTAACGGATGTAACTCCAGTTAGGTTTCCGACTACGGTATTAACAAGACCGATCCCGACATTACCACTTGCGCCTGCCGTCTCCGCTTCTGCTGCGACTGTAGCCGTACCACTTGTGATTGTGCCTGCCACTGTCGTAACGAAATATATCGGAGCTGAACCGCCAGTAGATACGCGTGTTCCAATAGGTACTACCGTGCCATTTGTTCCGCTAAATGTAATTTGACCCGTAGCTTTTACCGCTGCTACTCGCGTTAATCCTAATTCGCCAGCTCTGCGGTCAAGATAATCTCCGTAAGTTGTATCCGCAAATCCGAAGTTAAGCACGTTGTCTAACTGAGCATAGGCGAGCGCTAATTCGATAGCGGATGGCGATAACATGTCATACGTAATGGAGCCCTGACGCTTATCGATGTCGCTTGCAGTAGCGTCAAGCATCCGCTGTAATATGGCCGTCTTCGTTTGGTCCGCATATTGTGCCATTAGATTGTCACCCCTTCCGTAACAATAACTCCGTCTTTGGTAGTGACGGTAAATTCTACGTATAACTGATCGCTTTGTCGGTCAATTACGAAATCATTGACGTCAGCAATACGGTCGTCATATTCGAGCGATTCGCTTATAATGCGAGGAATTTCCGTCTCTAGTAAATCCTGCGATATATCTTGACCGACTAAGTTTTCGAGTTCACATCCGTAAGAACGGTTATAAATTAAATGGCGGTATCTTGGCGTGTCAATTGCTTTCCGCACATACTGGCGAATCGCATCTGCACCGTCAATCATACCGCCTGTAAATTCTCCAGTATCGAAGTCAAACGAATAAGTTTTAGATGTCGCTGGCTTCGGTGTAATAATGTTAATTCTTTCGCTTGGTGGCTTAAGTGGACTAAGACCCATATGTCACCGCCCTATCTAATACGATATATAATTGGCCGTCATTTACAGACGCCACAATCACGCGGTCGCCTGTTTTTAATTCGTCAAGATAACTAATAGTTGCGTCAGTTACAGTTAAATCTGAACTATTTAACGTAAATGTGGTATAAGAGGAAGAAGGAACCGTTGTAATGCTGTGAGATGTTAAACTAGTATTACCTGACGCCGTAATTTGAATATGACGAGTATGTGCCGTTAAATGCTCCGATACTACCAAATCAGCAGCGTCTAGCTCTATCTTCATATTATCGATCTTTACTTTTAAGTTAGGAGCGTTCGCTGTAACGGTCCCTAACTCGATATCAATATCTTTGTTATAACCGAAATGGCGGATGAGTTGCACTAATTGACTTCCGCCAGAGCCTTCTTTAATTTCCGCCAAGTTCTGCTTTGATTTGGGCAATTAGTGGATCCTCCTTCCGTCCTTTCTTCTTACGCACTTTCTTCGGCTTACGCTTTTTCTCCGCCTCTTGCGCTTGGAACACGTCTTTATAATCGATAGTCGGCAAATCATCCGTGGCCGTTAATGTAAGACTCATCGTATGCTTTCCGTTTTCCCATGTATGCTCGTCGGTTGAAACGTAATAAGCACCCATGATTTCCGTCATGCGCTCGAATATATAGACCGCTTTACCTGCGTATATATCGTCAATACCGATAGCTTCGATTGTTGCCTCATCTTTAATCTTACCGTGATCGAGTAGTAACTGTTCTGCCATCTGATTAATCTCGTCTTGCTTCATCTGAGGATCTGCCGATTGAACCATTTGCAAGACGCCAAACTGTGCAACTAATCCGTCATCTTTAACGACTGCGAGTACCGGCTGTTTATTTTCGTCTTGCCCTACGATTTTAATTTGGTTCTTCATCTCTTCGATACTTTGCGAATAGTTGGCGTCAATGATTGACGTAGTATCTTCGAGAATCCACTTGGCCACCTGCTCTGCACGATAGAGAAGATTGATCTTTCCTTCGCTGGCGTAAATGAAGTATCGCCTACCAGTTTGATCTTTTGTTATGGTTAACGCTGTAACGATGATGTCCCATAGCGTCTTATCTCGCATGATTAAGCGTGGAATGATATAACCAGTGTCGTCGATCTGACCGGTAGGAATGCCGAAGTCATTACATATCTTTTGTACGATTTGGCTCGCTGTCATTTCGATATACTTATCGGTTTCTTCGCTCTTGGTCAGGTAAATCGCCTCGTCATATGCCGTAATCTGCATCTGACCTTTTGCGTTGACTTCTTTAGCGAAGATAACTCCGCGAAATAACTCCACATCATTTGATACATGGCGAATCTCATTACCTAAATCTATCGGCATGGATTGCGTCTTACCGTCGCGAGTGTTCGACATTTCAATGATTAGTTTACGTGCTGGCTGCTTCATTTCGCCTGACCATCGGACAGTCTTAACGAGGTCTTCGATATAATAATCGGTTCCTTGATACGGTATAATGACGTTTATCATGTCGGCATCACCAGCGTTATACCGTACTCAAAGGAACTCGGATCAGGTCCGATAACTTCTCGATTTAAGTCGTAGATTTCCATCCAACGGCTATCGTCACCGAGTATCTTTAATGCAATCGTAAGCAAGTTATCGCCAGGTTGTACAACGTAGTTTGAAGCCGTAGCCGACTCGTCCGGACGCTGATCTTCTAATTGCGATACTTGGCGTATTTCTACGAAGATATACTGCTTAAACGAAATATCGAAGTATAAGTCGCCAGGACTTCCGCCTTGCTCGTAATAACTGAAGTCGCGTATCGTTACCGCTTCATTGACCGGCGTTCCGGTGATCGTTAACCGCATAGGGCGTCCGCTGTTCATCCATTTTTCGATTAACTGAACCGCTTCCCAAGGATCGGGAACATCCATGTATTCGCAATATGGAGCGTAGTCACGCGGAAAGAATGACGAAAAGGAAAAGTCTTTTAAACGCGAGCCACCAATAACTGTATATTCGCCAAGTTGCGCTATCTGTACGTCTTCATAACCGCGAGAACTACGGAAGGATAACTTCGCAGGATTTACCGGAAGTTGCAGACGTTCTTGGCCGTTGTTGAAGCTTAACCACACTTGAATATCGGACATTATGCGCCTGCACCTCCTGCTATTGCGATATGTTGCGCTAATGCGCGAGCGATTGA